GTTTTTAAGCGAGGTCTTAGACCTATTTAACCAACTAAAAGCGAGGCAGTCATGTACGAAATGAAAGATGGTAGTTTTAGCCTATTTAAGAACGACAAAAAACTTACAGAAAAACACCCTGATTACAAGGGGTCTATTAAGATTAACGGAGTAGAGCATTGGTTTGATGCCTGGTTGAAAGAAGGCAAGAAGGGCAAGTTCTTATCGGGTCGTATTGGAGACCCAAAGCAAAAAGGCTTTACCCCAAAGGGTGATGATGAGTTGCCTAAGAGTAGTGGTATCGAGGATGACATCCCTTTCTGATGTGTACAATCTAGATGTAATTTACCGATGAGATCGGCATTTGTGGCGCAATGCCACACCCTTTCAAGGAGTGCCACCCCCCTACCGATCAGGGTGGCTTAATGACCTTTCAAACAGACTTACAGAGGGGTTTGGAGATAGAGGAAAGGGTCTTGGCTATCCTACGCAAGAAATACCCTTGTGCGACCCTTGTAAACGCTTTTAAGGGTTACGATATATGGATACCAGAAATAGATAAAGCAGTAGAGGTTAAGTTTGATCCGATGAGTAAAGAAACAGGCAATATCGTTGTAGAGATAGAGATGTATGGTAAGAACTCTGGATTGATGGCTACCCAAGCTGATTACTGGGTCTTTTACGATGGGGAGATGTTTGTCATTATGCCTGTCAAAAACATCTTTAAATGTATATTTGAAAGCAAGCTACAGTATGTAGAGTTTGTTGGGAATGGAGATACCAGACCCAAGAAAGCATTTTTAGTAGATAAAAATACCTTATTCAAGTACGGAAAGATTCTGTGAGAGGTATAAAGCCCTCTCGTCTTTTCGTCTTGTAGTAAGTCCTTTTAATTCTTTACCGCCTGCCTTGTTCCACTTTAGAAACTCCTCGGCAGCATCCTCAAACTCACCCCGATTGTGTTTCATCCGAAGGGTAGAATTTTGGAGATTACCGAGTCCAACATTGAAGGCGAAAGACACAAGTGCGCCAAACCGACCAGTAGTAAGCCCATTAGGACATAATCTTCGTACTCCGCTTTCAAACCGAGCCAAATCTTCTGCCAACAGTTTGTCCACTTCTTCCATAGAGAAAGTTCTGTTCCAGCCTTCTGGTATTGGTAAGTTTTTTCGTTCTTCAAGTTTTACCCTTATATGGTTAGGGTCGATAACTCTCCCGACTCCTACAGTCCAAAGTAAAGCTGGACACCGATAAGGGGTAGTTTTAACCCCCTCATGGTGTTTAATCATCTCAATTACTTTATGGTCAATCACTTTTTAAAAGCCTGTGTACCGAACCAAAAGGATACTACAGATGCCCAGATAATCTGAGTTTCGTCATCCCACAAAAGATTAAGAGCTACATCAAATGGCACATCTTTATGGAAGGCAAACCAAAATCCAAATACTTCTACAAAGGCAAACATTAGGAATAGACCATAAGTAATGGCTGGTCTAACCATCGCCCTAGAGTTAATAACCCATTGTGCAGCACCTTTGCTAATCTCTATATCGTGTGCGTACAGGGATTGTCTTTCTTGTACCTGTGTCTGCATTTCTACTTGTTGCGTTCTTATTTCTTCTACATGGGCTTGTGCAGCGTAGCCCTTTTCTAGTAACTCTAGCTCTCTTTCAGTCTGGAGTCTTGCAAGTTCTAGTTCGTGTTTCTTATCGGACTTGTCTTGGAAGAATCCTAATAGACTAGGTAAACCACCTGTAAGAAAAGAAATAAGTGTAGTAAATAAAGTAATCATTTTTTACCCTTTATAGCCCCAAGTAACATACCAAGCAACGATTGCAGCCAACGCATAGCACATCCACATAACTCTACGCACTTCTGCCAAATCTTTTCTAAATTCATTTTCTATTTCTTTCTCTTGTTTTTCAATCTTAGATTTTATGGTTTCTACTTCTGACCATCTTTTTTGACCATGATGTTTTACAAAGTCCTTTTTGACTTGTTCTTCTTGTAGTCTTATATCTTCTTGTTTTTGCCATTGCATCATGGCTCGTTTAAAATACTGCTCTTTTAGAACTTCTACTTCTCTGATCTGCCTTCTGCGTTCTAAGGCTTTTTGTTGTGCTACCGAGGCTGCTTCCTTTTGCACATCCTCAATAGACGATCCTATAACTTTACCAGCTTGTTTTCCTGTCTTTACGCTTTCGCTAAAAGACTTCGCGCCCTCCAAAAACCCAAATTGATCGGACATAGTTCATAGGCTTAATTTAATTTTAAAACAAGAGAAAGTAGGATGGCAATGATAAAAGCAGCAGAACCTATTAGGATTTGCTCTAATCGCTTTAACCTGGCATTAATACCTGTATAGCGTTCAGCACACACAGCTTCATGGGCTGATAAGGCTGCCTCGTTTTTATCTATTGTTGTCATTTCAATCCCATGCTCTCTCTAATTTTGGTTGCTGATATATCAGTTATGGTTTTATCAAAGGTTTCTTGTTCGATCTTGTAGCCTACATCTCTGCCGTAGGTGATGTTAGTAATATTAGGAACGACCTGTATCTCATACTGACCTTGGAATAGTGGGTCTAAGTCTCTCTTAATATTAGATTTTACTTGCTCGATGGCAAATGGGTTACTGCCTTGCCAACCCTGACAATCACGAATCTGTATGACTACTTGACCTGTCTTGGCAATGGCTCTTTCAAACAATGCTCTATGACCTTCGTGCCAAGGCTGCCATCTGCCTAGCATCTGTACTGTTTCTTTCTGCCAGTTAAAGTTAGGTCTGCGCCTGTCCTCAATAATGTGGTTGCCAATAAACTCTGCCCACTTCTCGCAGTCTTTTTCTGTAACTCTAAAATCATAGAATGTTGGTGGGATAAATGCTTTGTTGGTATCTTCGTACCGACCAGCATCAATAGTATCCATCCAGATAGTCCAATCAGCTTTAAAGTTATTACGCATCTCTACGAGTGGTGCTACAAAATCACAGATAACATAATCACCGCCAGCTTCTAAGGCAAACTGAGCCATGCGTAAGGATTGACGGATTCTACCTTCGTTGGAGAAGTCCCAATCGTTGTACTTCTTACGCACTTCATCCGCATTGAACCAGTTAACCTGTGCGTTAAATCCAGTAAATGTTTCACCATAGTCTTTACGAGTACCATTTACTTCTAAATACTTCTTTAGGGCTTGTGCTAGATAAGTCTTACCAGAGCCAGGTAAACCCATAATCAGTATTTTCTTCATAAGAGAGCATCTAGTTGGTCATGCGTTGTACAGGCATCAATAGCAGCTTGCTTGGGTGCAACAGCATCTTTAGCAGCTTGTAACGCTACTGGGTCATAAGTAGATGGATCGGCTGCTTGCTCTCTAAATAACCTATTAAATGCCATCGCAGCTTGCTGTTTCATGCTTTCTTTGCGTTGATCTACAGTTATATCTACAACGCCATAAACAATTTCTACAGGATCTTTTGTCAAATCAAAAGTATGTGCTGTGTAGTATTGACGATGTGGGGTAATAGTAGGTCTTACCTCAATAGCAGTTTTCCAGCCAGGTCTGTTATCAGGTGGGGTATCCCAACAATCTTTGACTTCACCATTTTCAATGCGAACATATAAACTCATTTGATTCTCCTTACTTGTTCCTTAAATTCACCAATTACTTTAGCCAAAGGGGTATCCCAATCGCCAAATTTCTTTTGTCTAAACAGCCTGACATTACGATACCAAATGCTTGTGTCTTTGCCGTCAGCCCATAAATAATAAGGTAATACAGGGCTAATAATCCAAGTTTCTTTACCCATTGCAGCAGCTAAGTGTGCAACAGATGTGCAAGAACTAATGACCTTATCAACACTTTCAATGACTGACTTAGTATGCAACCAAGTATCTAAACAAGGTTTTTGCACATGGTCAGGAATATTGTCAATTCCTATATCCCTTTGCAAGCTAATAAGTTCTGCTGGTATTGTAAACAACGGTGCTGGATCAAATACCCGATTATGCTCATGCTCAAACCTTGGGTTACCTTGCCACCGCAGTCCAATCTTGCCGTTAGGTTTGATTGTCTTGCAAGGGATATAAGGGGCATTGTTGATTGTCAAGAAACTAAGATAACCTGACATTCCTAAGACATGGTAGTCATGGTAAACACCGCCAGCAGCCCTAGATTCAACTACCGCAGATACTCCGTCAACCAACATCATTAAGCCAGCCAATTCAGGCATACAGGAAACCACACAGACACCGCCACGACTAACAATTTCTCTAGCCCATCTAGCGGAGTGTATTTGGTCACCTCGACCACCTTCTAATACTAATAAAACAACTTCGCCATTTAAAGGTCTGCCATCGTATTTTGGCATTGACGAGGGGTTTGGATTACCAAAGATTTCCTCGTTGCGACCTCTATTCAATAACTCAAAACCTTCTTTTAGGTTGCCATGTCTGAGTGCGTACCAGCCACGATTAAAGGCTGCTCGGTCATCGTGTGGTCTTGTTTGTAAAATAATCTTACCCATTGCCTCGGCAGCATCAAACTCACCACGAATAGCGGCTTCTACTTGAAAGTCTAGTACATCTTTCTTAGGTTCTGTTTCGCCCTTCCAAAACTTAGGAGCTTCAAATCGGTACTCAAACTCGCCTAATACTTCTTTAGGGGATGTGCCTGTGTTCTTTAGTTCAGGTTTAACATCGTGTAGTCCAGCGATACCCCAAGCATTTTCGTCATCCTCGGCTACAGACTTACCATCAATGTTATTAAAGTCGTGGGCAAACGGCTGTAGATTCCAAAAGGTTTCTATTTTATTAACAACAGCTTGTGGGTCTGACATTAACTCATCGTATTCAACAAACAGTATGTTTTCAGGGTGTTCTGTATAGCCTTCATGTAATGTAGCGTAAGAACTTTTAAGATGTCCTATCAAGTGTCCATTACAAAAATCAGCAAGGTTATCAGGTTTAGCAATCTTGGCAAAAGATGCTGCACAAGTAGCCACATCCCTAACAGTCGCTACGATTCGCATTGGTGAGCCTAAGACTTCGCCCATCGTCTTTTGAATCTGTGGTGCTACCCAACCCCTAGACTTATCAACAGTAATCTTGCCATCTTCACGCACAGGAATTAACTTTCTGAGTGTTTTGTAAAGATGTTCGTTAGTTTGACTTTGACCTTTGGTTGTAGGGTTGTTTTCCCATGTTTGAACCACAGCACCAAATATATCAATAAGACCTGAAGTTGGAGTTACATGAATGTCATTTCTCTGATTTAGCAAAGCAGCTAAAACAGTAGAACCTGAACGAGGAAGTCCTGATA